CCGGGGGGCAGGGCGGGAGCGGCGGCGCGGGTGGCGCGACGAGCACGACGGCGTCCACCTCTTCGGCCGGCGGGCAGGGTGGCGGTGGAGCGCCCGGCGCCGGCGGCTCCGGCGGTCAAGGCGGCTCATGCGTCGTCGACCAGGCTGCCGTCTGCGAGGCGCTCCCCGGCGGCGTCTGCGGGGACGTGCCAGATGGGTGCGGCTCGACCGTGTACTGCGGCAACGAGGCGTGCGCGCACGGGGCGCTGTCGTGCGTCGCGGAGACGCATTCGTGCCTTTGCCAAACGCTCGAGAACTACGGCTTCGCCGTGAACACGTGCAACGCCCGCGGCGGGGGCGTCCCGCGCGCGTGCGGCGACTTCGCGGACCCAGACGTGCCGATCGGCTGCGTGGCCACCGACGTCATCAACCAGGACGACAGCCGCATTTGGTGCTGCGTCGACTAGGCCGCCCGCTTGAAGCCGAAGCGATGAGCCGCGTCGATTGCGCCCTGCTGCTCATTGTTTGGAGCCGTTGGCGCAACGGCAGCGATGGCGCTCAGCGTGTCGCGGATTGCCTGAGCCAATGGTGTAATCGCGTTGAGCACGTCGACCGTGTCGCCAGCTCCGGTATGCGAAGCAGGCGAAGCCGTTTGTGTTCGGTGCGGCGTATAGACCCGCCAGCGCAGATCCGCGCTCAGTACCGTCGCCGTAGCCTCGTCGATGGCCTTTGCGGCGATCGGGAGGTTCTTGGTATCGTCCGCTGAACTGTGAAAGTTCGTGCCCGTCGTTCCGGGCATCATGTGCCCGACGAGACGGTCGCGAATCTCGTTCAGCGTGTCGATCGCCGACGTGTTCGAGTACGGCGCGCGCCGCGTGATGACGTTGACGGCGTCCGTTGCCGAGTGTGACGCGTGAACGCGATGTCGCTCAAAGTTCGAACGGAGATCCTCGATCCCGTCCTGAAGCTTGTCGTCCAGCGCCGTGACCGCGACGCCTTCGAGCGCGGCCAGCGAAGCGAGTGCCGTCTCATCCAGTGCCGCGAGACGCGCGACCTCCGTTGTGGGATTGACGAACTCAGCCGTGCGAACGGTGCCGTTGAAGACGCCGATCCGAATCGTGATTGAGTGCCCGAGAAGCGTTGTCACCGGCAGGTCGAGCGAATCGCCGACGTAGACCGTGCCCGTCTCGACAGCGACCAGCTCGTCGCGCGCGTCGCCCACTGGATCGCCCGGATGCGAAGCCCCGAGGCCCGAGTAACGCCGGTAGTCGTACGCCGTGACGCCGTAGGCGCCCTGGGCGTCCGGGATGAAGTAGTCGACGCGCGCCCCGTCGTCGTCGTACTGCGTGCCCGTCTCGAGCGCGCTTTGATCCGGGACGCTGGTCAACTCAAGAAAGACGACGTTTCCCGTTGGCACCGAAAGCGAGACAGTGACAGTGTCGCTTGCTACGGGGTAGAGCGGATCGCTGACGACTGCCATCAGTCCTCTTCGTACCCGGTGGTCGTGTACGTGACCTTCAAGATCGGATAGACCAGCGTCCCGCTGATGGCCGTCCCGCCCGTCTCGGTTGTGAGGCGCGCGAAGTACTGCGCCGTTGCCCTGTTGAGCACGCCGTCGGAGATGCCAGAGACTGTGAGGTCGTGCTTCGCCTCATAGGTGGCCGTTGGGCCCACGTCCACCTGCGTCCCAACAGATGCCTCCGTGCCGCCAGACAAGCGCACGATCTCGAGAGTCGCCGGCGTCGTCGGCATCACCGCGCCGCCGTGTGCGTTGGGCGGGTCAATCGTAATCGACACGGCCGTCAGCGCGGCCCCGTGCGGTACATGAAGCGGGAAAGAGATGACTTTGCCAGTGGCCGTGTCGGTATAGCCCATCGGGGCCGATGCGCTCGCCGTGAACTCAGAGGCGAGAAAGAGCGGCGCCTGCTTGTCCTGCACGCGCGTAATCGAGCGCGACGCGAGCTTCACGTTGTTGGTGCTCGACATCGTGAAGTCGGAAAACGTAACCGTGCCGCCTGGCTGCGTCACGGTCGCGGACAGTGCAATTGTGCTTCCTGCGTTGCACGTCAGCGAGCCGCCGCTCGGGATCGTGGTCCCGCCTGCAAGCGACACGACGCTGCCGGCGGAGCACGTGAGGTGTCCGCCGGAATTGCACGTGACGGTCGAGCCGCTCTCGATGATTCCGTTGCTGCCGCTCTGAAAGCGAACGGTGCCGCCCGAGGCCACCGTGAGCGACCCGCCGCTTGAGCACGTCAGATTCGCCGAGAAGGACGAGGCGGCCGTAATGATGATGCCGGAGCCGCCGAACGTGATCGCTGACGACGGCGTAAACGTTCCGCCGCCGACGCCGTCCACCGCGCTTGCGCAGGCCACGCCGATGGCGTTCGCCTCCGCGGCCGAGATGGTCGTTTGGTCGTCGACCTTGCCGCTAATCGGATTCGCGATGGTCATAGACTCCTAGAGAAACGTCGAGCCAACGATGCCCTCGTTAACAACGAAACTCGACCCGACTCCGATGCGGAACGACATCCAAGCGGGGAGCATGGCGTCAAGCGCCTCTGCGAGCTTTTGGCGCCGGACCAAGAACTCGGACTCGCTGAGCAAGTCCTTCTGAACTCGCACACCGAGAATGCAGCGCGTGGACGACCACTCGAAGCCGGGAGGGCCAGGGTTGACGCCGGGCCAGTAGTTCAGGTGTGTGAGCGGATCGACGTTGACGATCCCAACGAACGACGCGCCGAGTAGCGTCTGGCATGTGTCGATGATGTCGGCGAGCCTGTTCCCCGCAATTCCCCTGAACTTCGCGGCGACCCGGCGCCTGCGCTCGAGCACGCTTTCGTTCGGAAGCGGCCGGAGCCGGCACGCCTGCTCCCATTCGGCGAGCATGTCGGTCATCCGCTCGGGGATGATCTGGTTCGCTAGCCGCTTGTTGACGATCCAGACGAATGAGAGCCCAACGGCGTGCGCGTAGGACTCGGCATAGGCCGATTGATCTTCGGAGATGTCCCACCCGGTCGCGAGTGCGTCCAGAAGCGCGATGTGCTCCTCGTAGTGCTCGCGCCGGCCGCCACCGAAGCGGCGAGGCCATGGGTTTCGACCCCAGGAACTCACCGCGCCCCGACCGCGATCGTGATGCCGCCGCCGAGGTCGGTAAGCGCCTGGGTGGCCGAATCACGCACGTAGACCGTAACGACGTTGCTTGCGACGACGCACGAGCACACGGCGCACTGTGTGGCGTCCATGGCAGCGGCCTGCGCCCAGAAGAACGTAACGACCTCCGTCGTGCCGAGCGCGTCCACGAACGACGCCGGGCACGTGCATTCGTATACGCCAGTTGCCGTCTTCGAGATGACCGGCTTCGCCGCGCTCCCTGCGCCTGCGTGTGAATGCACGACAACGCCAGCGGCGCTCACCGTTGTTACGGCGGCCGTCGTGGTCGTCGGAAACGTCCAGGCCCAACGCGTGGACGTGTTCGTCATGTGTCCGACGTCTTCGTGCAGGCGATTGCCGTAGGCAGCGCCCTGCTCCGTCGTCGGGTTCTGCACCGGCAACTCGTCCTCGAAGACGCCGCCGTAAGAGTCAATGTCACGCGGGAGTGTCATGCGTTACGCCTTGCGAAGAGCGAAGTGCTCGAGCGTGAAGCGCTTGGGCGGAAGCGCCGTCGTGCTCGGAATGTCGGGCGTCGTCTTCGTGGTTGTGGTGCCCGTGGCAAAGCGGCCCAGGTAGGCAAGGTTCGACACCTCGGAATAAGCCGTTTGAACCGCCGACAGCATGGCCGTGGTGAGATCGCTCGGATCCGCGACGTCGACACCCAACTGGCGCCGCCCGCGCTGCAAGATGTCGACGTCGTCTGTCTTCTCGCCTGGACCAAGCGCCTGCATCTGGGTCTTGTAAGCGCTGGCGTACGCGGCCAACTGCGCGGCGCCCGTCGACACGTACGCGCCAGTCGGGTCCACCTTGAAGCCTCCGTCGACCTTGATGGTGCGTGCGCCCGAGATGCCGCCCACGACCGTAATCGTGTACTCGTTCATCTCCCCATCGAGCTTGTCGCCGCCTATCGGATCCCAGATCCCAATTCGCTGTCCAACGACTGGAGCTGTCGAGATTCGGATCGTTGCGACGCCAGTTGCCGAGACGTAGCCGGTAACGTGGCCATCGTCGGCGCCAGCAGTAAAGGCCCCCGACGGCCACGGTGAAGCATCGAGCCAGCCCCCTCCGGTGCCACCTGCGTTCTTTGCCGCGGGAAGCGTGGCGCTTAAAATGACGTCCACGTACTGCGGCGTGATGGTCGTGGCGTTGACCGCGATCACGCCGCCCGGCAGGTTGCCGACCACGGCACTCTGAACCGTCGCAACGTTCGCGTCGGAGAGGGTACCGTCCGCTTCGTCCGAGATGACCGCGACGTCGAGGCTCCCGGGCCCCTGGACCGCGGCGTAGACGTAGGCTGTCTTGACAGCGCTCGTGCTCTCCTCGGCCGTCTGCTTGACGAATGCGATATTGCCGCCCGCGGACGGGAACGAGATGGCATCAATCAGCCTACGGCGGAGCGTCTCATCGGTGTCCGCGGCGCTGCCGCCAGTAAAGCCGCCGGCAGCGACGACGGCTGTTTGCTTCAGCCCACCAACGGCCGCGCTGTCCCATGTGATCTGCGTCCCGACGATTTGGTCTGTCGCAGTGCCGGTCGCAACCGCTCGGAGCTGCACCTTCGCGCCGGTTGTGATACCGACGCTCGAGGAGACCGTGTCATACTTCTTGCCGTTCGGAGCCGTTCCGCGAAAGCCAGACGGGATGGTGATTGTGCCCGTGCACGCGATCGTGACGTAGCCGGCTGCGCCGTTGGCCGCTCGTTCCGAGACGCCGAACACCCCACAGATGGCCCGCAGGGCGTCACCCGTCGCCGTGAGCGGGGAGAAGTCCTGCCGCGCGATCTTACCGTTGGCGAGCGCAATAGATGCGCGTTGCGCGAGCATCTTCGCCCGCTCGTAGTGCTCGCTTCCCGGCAGGACGTTGACGGCAATCCCGACGCGTTGATACCCGAACTTGAGCGTTCGGAGCATCGCATTCAGGACGTCGTCCGGCGTGGGGTACGCGGCAACGCCGATGGTCGCAGCAGTGGCCATTAGACCGTCACCGATTGTTTCTCGCCGTTCAGGAGGTCACGAAAGTTCACGCGCCGCACGACCTTCCCTTGTGCCTGGTTCGTCACTTCGATCGAGAGGATCTCGATAACAGCAGGCTTGGCAGTCAGTGGCTTGAGCGCGGCGCGTATGTTCTGCTCGCAGGTGTAGCGGTAGCGCTCGTCGATGATCTTCGGGTCTCTCGCGGTCGCGATCGTCGCAAGCAGCGACACGCGCGAGGCCGTGTTCTGCATGCCTGTGTAGTTACCGTCCGAGTCGATCGAGTAGCGGCCGGTAGCGAAGTCGATCTCGCGGGAAGAGACGAGTGTAATCGGTGGTTCGTCTGTTGGGCCAACCGACGGCACGCCGAATGAGTCGAGCCCGTAGGGCCCCATTCCAAACCCGCCGCTCATGTCTTGATGATGAAACGGATGACGAAGAATGGGTGCATGTTTGGATGCGGGTTGCCGCTACCGGCCGCCGCTGTGGTCGCAGCGCTGCCAAGGTCTGCGCCTGCGGCACCTACGGCCCCGGCGGCACTGGACACGATGTTCCCCGAAGCGAGTGTGTGTGTGTGCGAAGGCATCTGCGCTGAGGTCAGCGTGTGCGTCTCGGTTCCGCCCCAGGTCGCGAACGTGTGCGCCGTCGCGTCAGCGGCCTTGCCTGTGCCGGCGCCGAGCGGCGAGGCGCCAAGCGTGTGCGGGAGGTTGAACGTCGTGCTGCCGTCTCCGACGCCCCAGGTGGTTCCGAGTACAGCAAACAGGTCGGCGTAGGTGGTGCGCGAGACGGCGCTACCGTCGCAAAGCAGCCACCCCGAAGGGGGATCGCTTGAGCCGTACCAGAGCATGCCGGTGCCCGTCGGCACGCGCGCCGCGAAGGCTGGCGCCAGCGTGTTTGCCGTGACGGCCATCGCCTTGAGCGTAGGCGCGTCCGCCGACTGGCCCTCGACCGGGGCCGGCGCAGACGGTTCGGCAAGCGGCGGCGCCGCCTTGAGCAGGTCGAACAACTCCGCGGCGACACCCGTCTTGGTGACGACGCCTGCGTTGGTGACGGTTACACTTCCTGCGATCATGGCGTCAGTCGAGCGGGCACTTGATGCTTGGCAGCGATGGCAGTTTCAGCGTTGGAAACGGAGGCGGAAACGGTGGTGGGAAGCCCGGAAGCGATATCGCTGGCAGCTTAAAGGCGAACGGGAAGCTAGGCAGCGCTGGCAAGGCTGGCAGTTTCAGCGTTGGAAACGGAGGCGGGAACGGTGGTGGGAATCCGGGCAGACCGATCGCCGGAAGTTTGATCGAGAACCCGGGCAGACCTGGCAACGATGGCAGTTTGAGCGTCGGCAGCGGCGGCGGAAACGGAGGTGGGAAGCCCGGCAGGCTGAGCGGCGGAAGCTTGCAATTGCTCACGCGTCACGCCGGGTTGATCGTCCAGCTCTTGCACGGCACGGCCGCGAGTCCGGTGGGGCCGCACATGATCGACGTGATCCCAGGCGGAGGCGGAACGACGCCGATGACTCCCAGGTTGCCCCCCGACGTGTTAATCGCGCAGTGTCCGCCGAACATCTGGATTGTGCCGTCCGCGGAAAGCGTGATGCCAGCCGCGCCGCAAACGATCGAGATGCCGTCCTTCTTGATCTCGATAAACGACTTGCCGTTGAGAATGAGCGTCGTTCCGGTCGAGCCATTCAGATCGATCGTCTGCGTTGTTCCGCCGTCGTCGGCGTTCGCCGTGTAGAGCGTCAGCGCGTCGTCTGCGTTCTTGAGCAGAAAGCGCGCTTCGCCCTTCGACACAATCGCTCGGTCCCCTGGCTCGAGCGCGCCCGTCTTGCTCGCGTAGCGGTTGTCGCACTGCCCGATCGAAAACTTCTGGTTGCCCTCGCACGCCACAAGCGCAATACACGCACCGTTCTCGTCCGGGTCGTTTGGCCGCGAGACGAAGCCATCGGTGCCGAGGTGCGGGACCTTGACAGCCTCGCCGAGACCTTCGGTCTTGTCGCCGACATTGAGTCTGACTTCGCCGTTTGTCACCTCGGAAAGGAGAACGTCCACGAGGCGAAAGATGTAGTCAGCGAGCTTAGGCATTGCTCATCGTCTCAGCGAGCAGATCGACCCACTGGATCGCGCCGTCCGAGATGCGCCGGCAGTAGAAGTGAACGTTGCGCAGGCCGATTGCGAGATTGCCAGTAGAGACGCTGTCCGTCGTGGCAGCCAAACCCAGATCGGCGGCGCCTTGCGACGTGAGCGAGAGAGTCCAAGAGCCGCTGTAGCCGGCCGTGGCAACGAGCGAAAACATCTGCCTCGTGCCATCGTCGGTGCGCTGCGAAAGCCAGACGTCGTATTCCTCCGCGCCGACCGCGCTACCGTCTACCGTGAACGTAATCGGGAAGGCCAGAATCGGTTTTGAGATGCCCGTGAACCCGCCATCGAACCCAGCGGCGCGCACCTTGCCAACGTCGAACGTTTCGTATCCGTCCAGTGCCGTTGTGCCGTCACCGAAGTAGTGACGGAACGTGACGTAATTGGGCAGAACGGCCATGCGTCAATCACCCAAGACGAGAGAGCCTAGCGGAATGAGTGTCAGCTTCGTCGACTGCCCGCCCTTGCGGTCCTGGCAAAGCTCGCGCGACATGATCCACATGTCCTCGTCCAGTTCCTCGGCTTCGCAGTAGACGCGCGCGGTCGTGTCGATGCCCCAGATGCGACCCGTGCTCGACTTGAATCCAGCGACCTCTGTCTTGATGACGTAGGCCGTCTGGGCGCCCTTGGTAAGAGCCAGCTTGGCCACGCTCTGCGCGCGCGCATTGTCGCGAGCGTTCTTGTCTTTGATGATCCTCGGCTTGTAGGCCGCAGCCGTGGAGCTGTAGAGCGGGCGCGGTGCCGCGTATGCCGTAACTGGGATGTTCTTGCTGCTCGTTTGCGCACGCGCTGCGATCAGCGCGTCCCGCGCCGTGGCTAGGTCATCCGGCGACGCATCTCGAGGCAGCGGCTCCGCAGGGGCGACGAGCGCGCGAGGCTCGCCCGCCTGCGTCGTCCCTTCCGCAAAGGACGCCTGCCCGCGTGCGACGCATTCCGAGAACTGCCCCGCGTTCGTGTCGCAGACGTCCACGTAGAGCATCACATCGCCCGCGGGGGCCTCGAGCCCGAACGACTGGACCAGCGTATACGAGGCCGCCTGTTCGTAGTCGGGCCGCGTAAGCAGTAGAACGCCGTCGACGCCCACGCGGAGCACGACACCGAGGCGCGTCACGACGCGCTTGCAGAAGTCGTAGGCGGTCTCACCGTCTTGCGCCTGCGCCTCTTTGCCCTTCAGCGCATCAACATCGATTGCCGGACCACGGCCGTTGATGGGTTTGCCGCTAATGGCGTTGGCCGATAGCGCAGAATCACCCGCGACGAACGTGAAGCCAAATGGCTCCATCGCCTTCAGGATCACGTCCGAGATCGGCGTATCGTTCTTCGTCGATATCGCAAGTTTCGGATCGACGCTGCCCTCGTACGGCGTCACGAGCACCGTGTTGCACGTCGCCGTGAGGCTCACTCCGCCATCGCGTGTTACGCCTCGCTCGCTCGTCTGAATAAGAAACGTGCCTTGATTCGCGCCGTCAACGAGAATCGTGACCAGCTCGCCCTTGCGGAGGCGCATTCGATAGTCCTGAAACTGCGAACGCGGCGGCTTCACCGTAAACGTGAAGTTGCTCAGCGGGTCCGTGAACGACTCCCGCAGATCGAACGACTCCCACGCGTCGATGACCGAGCCATCGGCGAAATGCATCTCGACAACGGAGGGCATCAGCCGGTGAAGTAGACGAGCGTGGTGCCGCGCTTGACGATGGGCGAGCGGAGCGCTGAAAGGTTGAGGTTTTGCACTTCTTCTAGCGTGTTGTTCACGTCGCGCGCGAAGGCGTCCAGGCTTGTGTCCGACACAAGTAAGCGCTTGCCGGTTGGCCTCGAGCCCTGTGCCGCCTTATCAATGATGCCCTGCAAACTCGAGTGAACGAGAAGCAGGTTGTCGAGGGCTGGCCACGCGTCTGCGCTGCCGAGCGCCTCTACGCTGTCCACCAGACCAGCGACCGTCCCGAGCGCCTGGTTTACGAGGCCCGACGCGGAGAGCCCAGCAGAGAAGATGCTGCCCGTCACGGCGTTCGCGAGGCCCGAAAGCGACGTAAACGACTCGCCCGTTGGATAGGAGATGCCGACCGAAGCAAGCGCGGCGTCGGCCGCCGCTGCTGCCGCGGAGAGGCTGACATCAACGTCGGTGAACTGTGGCGGCTCCGTGATGTCCGCACTGCTTTCTGTCCACACCACGTCGATCGTGATTCCGCCACGGTTGCGTGCGTCGAGCGTCCCCTTCCACGACACGACGCGCGCGTCGAACTCCCCTAGATCGGGGTGCACGAGCTTGCCGATCGAACTATCCTCGAGCGCAAGCTTGTAGTCGCGCCACGTGTCGGGATAGAGCAACTTCCCGCCCGTGCCCTTGCCAAGCATGTTGCCGAAGAGCAGGCGCACCGTGGTCACGTACGGGTTGCGCCCGGTCGGGTCGTGCGACGCCGCGTCGCGGTACGGGTACTTTCGCTCTCCGAGGTCGTGCGAGCCATCGAACGGCGCCGAGTCACACGGAACGTTCGTGAGGCCACGCCACGATAGTTGCGGCAGGGCCGCAATCACGTTGTTCGGAAGCGGGTCGATGGCCATTACGGAAAGACGGAGGCTTGCTGTAGACCGATCGAGGAGAGCTGCTGGTTCGCCTTGTCGGCGGAGTCGGCCAGTTTTGCGAGCGCATCGTTGGCCGCGTTGGTGTCGACGTTGACCGGCTGCGCTCCCTCGCTGGCCGCGCTACCAACACCGATCGTTCGGCCCGCCGTAACCTGCTCGGCGTACTGCGAGACGAGCGCCGCCTGGTCTTTGCTGTATGAGAATCCCGCGTACGACTCGACCATGCCCCTGGTCTCGTTGGGGTCGGCCAAGATGTTTTGGTACATGCGCTTGGCGTCGCGTTCGCGGTCGTACGGCGAGGCCGCCCCGTACGTGCCTTGTGCCGCCGTGAAGCGTTTAACGAAGTCTTCCTCGTTTCCAATGTCTTTGGACACGTCGAACGGTGCCGCTACGGCGGCCTGTGCGGTGGCGACCTTGGCTGCAAGTGCCTTGCGCTTCGCCTCTACCTCAGGACGCTGCGGCCCGGTCGAGAGCGTGGCCTCGTAGGCGTCCTGCTCTTTCTGCGCTTGCGTCAACTTGTCTTGCGCCGATGGCCCATCAATGACGCCCCAGCCTTGCAGCCATTCGACCGTTCCAAGAATGGCGCTCGCCAGCAGCGCAAAGGCATCAACGATGGGCCCGATTGCGCCCGGGATCCGCTTCGCCATGTCCTCAATCGCTGGCACGGCAGCAACGCCGACCGCCGCAACGATCTGTTCCCACGCCTGCGTAAGGACCGCGCTCGTGTCGCGCTGCGCCTGCGCCGCGTCCTTCTGGACGTCGGCGTACGTGCCGGCTGCGTTAATGGCCTTGTTGAGCATGTCGCGGAGCACGGCCATGCCCGCGGCCGTCTTCTCGGCCTCACTGCCTTTTGTGGTCTGGTATGTCTCGTTGTATCGAGAGACCAGCGGGTTGATCGCGCGGATACCCTGCTCGCCGAAGATAGTCTGGAGCCCGGACTGCTTGCGTGCGATGTCGCCGCCACCGACCTTTGAGATGGTCTCGACGATCAAGTCTTCGATGCCGCGGACCTTGCCGTTCTTGAAGACGCTGACGCCCTGCGCCCGCAGATTGGAACTCTTCGCCTTGAACTGTGTGAGAAGATTCTCGACGGCGGTCGTCGCCTGTTCGGCGGAGCCCGTGCCGGTTCGAGCAATCTGCGTGAGCCCGCCAAGCGTCTTCACGCCGGCAACGCCGCGCGGGATACCGAACGCAGCGCCGGATGCCGCAAGTCGCTGGAACTGGGCCGCCGCATCGCGAAGCTCGAATGCGCCGTTCTTGCCCTGGAACACGAGGGCCGCGAGCGCGTCGCGCATGTCGTCGATGCTCTTGACGTCGAACTGCTGATAGAGTGACGCCGCTGCCTCGGCGACGTCACCGATGTTCGATCCAGACCCGCTCGCGATCGTGGCAAACGTCTGTTGCCCAGCTCGCGCTGTCTTCAGATCCCCCGTGAGCGACACGAAGCGCTGGACGGCGTCAGCGACGTCGGCTGCCTGGATTCCTGGCGTCGCGCGCGCGGTGCCCTCGAACTCCCGCCGAAGCACCGTCGGGTCGACGAACGCATCGCCTGCGCCGCGGGCGTTGATCGAGATTCGGTTGGCAGCCTCTTGCAGGCGAAGCGACTGCCCTGCCGCGGTCGTGAAGCCATCCGATACGGCGCCGACGGCCCGCTGTCCGATGCTGGCCAGGCCAAGAGCGCCAAGCCCACCAGCGACGAATCCGAAGCCTGCCTTGGTGAAGCGCGAGACGCTGACGGAGTCGCGTTCGTAGAGTCTGCGACGCGCGGCCTCTTGGCGCTCTTGTCGTCGCTGCTCCTCGCGGAAGTACCGCTCGCGGACCGCGGCGACGTGGCGAAGGGCCTTCTCCTGCTCGGATGCCGCCCTTTTGTCGGCGCGCTCTTGCTTGGCTTGCTCGTCACGAAGGAACCGTTCCTTGATGCCGGCAACGTGCTTGAGCGCGCGTTCGTGTGCCGCGGCGGCTTGCTTGGCGGCGGTCTCTTGTGCCCGGACCGCCTGCTTGGCAGTGCGCTCCTGTTCGCGCGCGGCCTGCGACACGCTCGATCCTGCGCGTCTGGTCGCTGCCTCCGACCGGCCAATCGCCTTCGCCGACTCGACGGCAGCCGCCGCGTTGCCGCGATAGGCGGCCTGCACGGACTGCTGCCCGGAGGCGACGAACTCGTATACGATTCGGCGGTCGTCGGACATCAGGTCGGCATCGTTGTGATGAAATAGGCGATCTCAGCGTCCGCGTTGCTGGCGTAGCCATCGATGCGCACGAGGCCACGGGCCTCGACGTAGCCGGCATACGGCGTACCGATCTGGAGAACCACGAGCGTCTCGTCGCCGCGCTGAAACGGGCCAAGCGCTTCCGTGCTGCGCTCCATCCGGCCGGTTTGGTTGTGCCAGAGGTGCGAGCCTCGCTCCTTCGATGCCGCGCGCTGGGCCGCCTTCTTCATCTCCGGGCCAACGCGGTCAAGTGCCTTCGCGGCGGCCTTGTCGGCCTCGACCGCCGCAGTCACGTCAACCGGCATCGGTGGACTCGTCGGATGTGAGTGCGCCGACCGTTGACTTCTGCGCCTCGACCACCGTGCGGAGTTGGTCAACGTGCGCCCGATGCATATCTGCCTCGGCGCGCGCCGTCTCGAGTTTTGCGCAGAGCACGAGTACGAGTTGCGCGAGCATGACGTCGGTGCAGCCAGCGAGGACTCGCTCGGGGATCTCGCCGCCAGCCGCGGAGCACAGAGCCACGATCTGCTCGACCGTCTCGTCGGACAGGTCCGTCGGCCACGGCTGGTGCTTCGCCCGGACCATGTTGGCACAGCGCAGAAGCGCACCGATCTTGTCGGGCGTGAGATGCTTGGAGACGATCTCGCCAGACACGAAGACAGGCATCGTTCCGTCGCCCTCGCGAAGCACCTTCGACAGAATGAAAGCCGCCTTGGCGTCCACGAGTAGATCGGGATCTTTGGCTGCCTCCGGCGTTTGCTCACATCGCTTGGCCACGTAGGAGTGCGCTGCCGCAAGGGCGAGGTCTTGCTCTTCCTTCGTGGCGACGCGGAAGATGACCTTGCGCTCACCGTCGAGTCCGAGAATCGGGCCGACGTCGAAAGGCTCCTGCTCGCGGGGAAGCGCCTTGAGCGCCTTCAGGATCTCCGACTCTTGCTCCTGCGAGGCGGGGGCCTGGAACGGTGCGCGCATATTCGGGAGGGTCATTCGAGATCCATTCGTGCGGCGCGAAACGCCATGAGCTGCCCGTCGGTGAGGGCGCAGAGGGGCAGACCGAAGTAGCGATCGGGCCGCTCGTGGAAGAACGCCCTGGATGGCAAAATTACGACGTCGTGCGCGCTCGCCATGATGCCCGCTGTGCCGCGATTCGTGACGTCACGGGCGCCGCGTAGGAGGGCGTCGCGCCACGCAATGAAGTCGCTACGGGCATAGGTCGGACTCACGACGGAGAGGCCGTCCAAGGCCGCGCCGACGATGGCGTCTGCCACTGGCCCCGGGAGGGCTGCGAGATCCGCGAAGGAACCGAACGCGGGCGCGCCACGGGCGTCCACGACGGTCGCGGCTGCAAGGCGGAGCCCGACGGCGTCCATTCTGCGCGACCCGGCGTCGACGTCTGCGGCCCCGTCGTGCGCCTCGTCCACCTCCGCGCCCGTGAGCCCCTGAGCGTAGAGCCGTGGGACGCCTGGCAGCGCCAGCGCGAGCGGCCAGAGCGGGCGCGGCGAACGGGCGAGGAGCCGGAAGAGCCGAGCGGGCTCGACGCCTTCCGGCGGCTTGCCGCTAGAGGCCGAGGCCGCCCTCGAAGGGCTTGGCTTCGCCATCGATCGTGAACGTGGTTTCCGTCGCCGACGTCGTGCTGCCGGAGATGCTCGGCGGCTGAACGACGCCCGACATCGTCATCGCGAGTCCGCTGCCTGCGAACTGGATCTTGCAGGCCACGAACTCGCCCGTGAGGAACTTGCCCACGGGATCGATGACGCCCCAGCCAGCGGAGGGCTGGAAGCGCTTGACCGTGACCTTGCACATCTTGGGCGACGGCGTGAACCCGCCGAGGTCTTTGACGAACGTCGCCGCCGGGATGTACTCGCCCTGATACTGAATCTGGACGTCGTGCGCTTCGCCGTCGAGGCCGTTGTCGAAGAAGATGTACGGTTTGTCGTAGTAGGACAAAGCCATGTCAGTACGCCCCGCCGATCTGGTTCATGGTGGTCTCGCTGAACAGGAAGTGCTGAACCGGCGCGAAGTCGCACACGCACGAGATGCCGCCGGGGATCTTCGTGGCCCGAACACTGGCCTTCATCTGGTCGATGAGGCTCGGGTCGAGCAGTGCGCTCGGGTAGATTCCAAGAGGCGCAGGCCCGGAGAAGTCGTCGATGACCTCTTTGATGACGTTCTCGACGGTGCTTGGGTACATGAAGCCCGGAAGCGGCTTCTGCCCCGCGGCCGGGTTCTCTGCGACGTTCGGCTGCTTGCGCTCCGTGAGGATCTGCTTCACGCGACCCCAGAACGAGAACGCAACGCTCGTGATGTGCCCCTCACTCGCGCGGTAGTCCTTGTCCCCGCTGGAGTTGAGGTTGCGGCTCGTGATGTCGCGGACGACGTAGGTGGACCCGTTGGCGCGCGTCCCGATCGGAATCACGCCGTCCTTCAGGTCGCTCTCGATCTCGACCGCCGTGAGCCAGTTGCTCTTGAGGTAGGCAGCGGGCACCTTCCAAGGCGTCGAGTCGCTGTTCGTGAAGCCGGCGAGGTTCGCCGCGGGATAGGCCGCCCACTGCGACCGCATGACGCCGCAGTAGTGCGCGGCGAGCATGCCGGGCGTCCAGTCGCTCACCTTCTGGTGAACGAACTTCGCAAAGACGCTGTTCGCGTCGGAGTCGGTGCCGACCGTTGTCGCGTTGGCTTGCGAGCCGACGAGACCGAAGATCGCCATCTGGCTCTTGCCGTTGACGGGCAGGCTTTGCGCGACGAGGTTCGCGATGTGCTCGCCTACGCCGTTGTCGGTCGACGTGGGGCCGCTCGTGGAGTACTTCGGCGAGACCTGATAGGTGTACTCGCCCTTGGCCATCTCGGCGAAGGCCGTCGTGAAGTCGTCCTCCGTCGTGCCGCTTGAGACCGCCGAGACGGACGCCGTCGTGGTGACGCTCTTGGCGTACGTCGCGCGCAGACCGGCGAGCACGTGGTCGCCGCGCGGACCGAGGTTCGCGACCGTGACGGTTACGATGTGGTCGTTCGCCGGCGCGCCCTGCGCAGCCGTGACAGGCCATCCGCCGGAAGCGGCCGCGTTGATTGCCGCCGCGCAGGCCGCGGCTTGCGTGATGGCCGTGTCGCCGCTCGTCACCGAGAAACTCGTCGACTGACCGATCAGTTCGATCGTGCAAGTCGTCGTGTCCGACGCCGCGCCGCTCGCAAACGTGATCGTCTTCGTCGCTGCCGTGCCTGCGCTCTCCGTGGGAGCAATGCCGTAGACCGTCGCCGTCGCCGCGCTCGGGTCCGCGGCGAGCATGGCTTGATACATGAGCATCCACTCGCTGCGCCGGCCGAAGCGCGCGACCGCATCGTCAAGCGACGCAATCGGCGCTCCGATCTTGTCGACCGTCTCCGAGCCCGCCGAGGTCTTGTTGCCGAAGATTAACACGGTTCGCTCTGCGCCTGCGCCGCTCGACTGCCCCTGTGCGAACTTGAACTCGCGGAGCATGGCCGGCGTCCGGCGCGCGGGATCGATCCCTGTGAGGCTCACTTGTCAGTCTCCTTGATGGCCGGGCGAGCGGCCTTCTGGGGCGGGTCGAATGCGGCAGCCGCAGCCGCGTGGTTGGCAGCCTCGACGCGGTCGCCGATCTGTTCCAGCTCTTCGGCGGAGACCGCGGCGCGGATGCTCGAAGAGTCCTCAACGATCTCCTCGACCGGCATGTACCGATCGATCGTCTTGACGCCTTGCGCATCGGCAGGCGGCGCGTACCTTTGGCCGGCATACCGGCGAGGGACGGCCGTGAGCGCGTTGGGGTGCGCGACAAGCAAGCCAGGCTTGCCCTTCACTTTCAGGAATCGAGGCATGGATCTCCCCATCCGCGCCGAATGGCGCGTGAAGTCTTGTGCGCGCGGCGTCTCAGCCGCTCGCCGACGAATCGAGCATACCGAGCAACGACTGCTGGCCGCTGCGCGCTTCACGAAGAGTCAGACCGGAGCGTTCCGCGGCAAGCCACTGCGTGGCCACATCCGCGTACGCTTCCGTCTTTTCGATACCGATGAACCGATATCCGTCACGGATGGCAGCGACGCCTGTGCTGCCGCTACCGGCAAACGGGTCGAGGATGGCGCCGCCCGGTTCGCAGATCGCGTTCACCTTGCGCATCAGCTCAATTGGTTTGCCTGTGATGTGGTGCTTCTCGGCGTTGTCGATCGCGACGCGCATGCAGCCCCATAAACAACCGACGCCTCGCTCCGTTGGCATCGGTCCATTGGAACCCCACACGACGTATTCACACTGTGACGCGAATCGTCCTTTCGCTGGCCTGCACTTTTCCGTCTTGTCCCATGGCACGACCCCGCGCCAGACCCAGCCGCCGGCTTGCATCGCGTCCGTGGTCGTCGGCAGTTGCCGCCAGTCGGTGAAGAGGCAGATTGGCGCCCCAGGCTTCGCGATGCGTTGGCACTCAGACAACCACAGCGCGCACCAGTACGCAAACGAGCGCTGGTCTCTGTTGTCACCTGCGAACTCCGGCCGGACAAGAGCCGTCCCAGTCTGAACGTACTTCGCCGAAGTTTCCTGCATTCGGTCGCCGCGAAACTGCCCGCCGCTGCTATACGGCGGATCCGTGATGACGGCGTCTACCGACGCGTCCGGCAGAGACCGTAGGACGTCGAGCGAGTCGCCGCGCAGGAGGCACCACGGCGACGCCCCCCCCAGTACGCTCTCTAGCGAGTTGCTCATGCTAGCCCCGCGTGTACGCGGTGCCGACGATAGCGGCGCCGTTCGTCGTGTTGAGAAAGCCGGTCGTGCTCAGCGTCGTGTACGACTTGGTCGTTCCGCCGATCGTGGTGTCTTGCGCCCCGCCCGTGATTGCGATGGGC